ATAATCACTTGACTCATAATATCTCCTTAAATTCCATGATTGGCAAAATCGCCATGAACCATATCCCTAGCCAACTGGATAAATTCCGTAGCTAAAGCCAAATCTTTAAAATTACCTAACGACTTACGCTTACCATTTATTGAAATGGATGCTGTCCAGCGTTTGTCCCTAGAGTTCCAATTAACACCTTTTACACCGCTTTTATTATCTTTGCGTAATACAGCATTTTGATTGTTTTCTGCACGACTAGCAAGACGCAAGTTTTCAATGCGATTATCGGCACGATTATTATTAATATGGTCTAAAGTTCCATCTTCAAAATCTTTGTTAAACATTTTCCAAATTACACGATGTTCCATGTGTGGGTGCTGGTCAATAGACACTTTGCGATAACCTAATGGATGCAATGTACCTGCTCTTTTGCCAGCCAAATGATTCATTGACCGCCCCATAGAGTCAGCTTTGCCAGCTTTATGAAAAAGCATACCATCCCTGTATTCAAACAGGCTATGTAGTTTTTCATAAGGAGGCATTACTTGTGACATTATTATTCCTTATCTATAAAATGAAGCACATAACAAAGAAGTATCGGCATTTGCACCGCTACTCATATTATTTACACTAAATTGCATTGATGTTGTAGTGTATGCAGCAAGTGTATTGAACATCATTTTTATTCCCCATTGAGTTGAACCATCTGTTCCATTGTAAATTCCACAAGTTCCAACTGAAGAATAATTAGTATCTATAAAAGCATTAGTAAAATTAACTTGATATTGCCCAGTTGTTACTTTTGTTACAGATGACACATTGTATGAAGCACGAATAGTAGGGCTTGATGGTGTTCCATTAAAGTTTACCCAAGCCTTTGCACTACCATAAATGGCATTATCCATTGCGGTGCTATTGCCAGCACCATCTTGTAAAGTATCTGCTACGATTGTTCCTGCCATGATTTATCCTTTATGCGTGGAAGAAAACAACTGTTGATGGGTCGGAATCATATACACCGGTAGAAACAAAAGCAATTCTACAACTTGATGCAGTCAGCCCAGATGTTGAGTTTCCAGTATTTAGCGTTCCATTATAAAAAGCTAAATTTCGTTGATTTCCTGATGCGCCCATGCCAGCAGCAACATAGTTGGCATCAGAAAAAGCTACACCAAAGTTAATTGTGTAATCACTAATAGCATTTCTAGTAACTGAAGAAACATTAAAAGATGATTGAATTGCACCAGTAGAACCTAAAAAGTTTACCCATGCTTTAGCAATACCCATATAAGCATTTTGAGTGCTAAAAACCCCAGTATCTGTATTGATTGTATTTGCGACTATTGTGCCAGCCATAATTTTTCCTTAAACGATTACCCAGCGTGAGCCAGTAGAAACGGTTACCACAATGCCGGTGTTGATAGTAACGGGCCCCGTACTCATTGCGTTGTAGTTTGCCGGCAACGTGTAGTTAGCCGAGACAGTGTTTGCGTTAGTATAAAACGGCGCCGTGGACGTTGCGGTGTATCCACCACTAGCAGACACCGTTGTTGCTGACACACTACCACCAGACTGGTTTGTCGCGGTGCCGACGGTGAGGCTAGACGCGGTGCCGGTCAGCCCGGTACCGGCGCCAGAAAAACTGCTACCTGTTACGGTGCCGTTTACCAGCAAGTTGCCTACGCCCGCGTCTGTTGACGTGCCGATCGACACGCCGCCAGCGCTAGAGATGCGCATACGCTCCACGGTAGCTGCCTTGAACACCACCGGTGCGCCTACGTCCGTACCAAACACGAACAGCGTGTTGGTTTGGTCCCAGTACATCTGCGCCTTTTCGGTGCCGTTGTTGTACACCGACAAGGTGGTAAACTGCTGACCGCCGTTATCAATTGACAGGTTGTTTGAGTTGCCGCCCTTGACGTACAAGGTGGCTGGCGTAGACGTAGAGCCAATTGACACGTTGCCGCTGGCGTCTTTGTAGAACTGACCAGAACCTAAGTTAACAATACCAGTACCGCCAGTAAGTGTTGTGCTGTAAGTAATGCTGGTTGCGTTTACTGAACCACCGGACAGGTTGGTTGCTGTGGCTGCAGTTCCACTAATGCCGATTGGCCACGTGCCAACTGCGTTGGTTCCTGAGATTCCAGGGGCGCCAAGTGTGTTAAACGAAATGGTTCTAGCTACGGAACCGTTAAAGGTAGTTGGTGATGATGCGCCACTACCGCTGTCGTTAAATGTTGCCGCGTTGGCTGTGCTTGATGCTGGGGCGCCAGAGTATCCACTGATACCGCTATAACCAGAAACACCAGATCCAGAATAGCCAGAGAATCCTGAGAAGCCACTGTAGCCGCTGTAGCCCGATGCTGCTGTCGCACCAGAGTAGCCTGATACGCCAGAGTAGCCAGATAAGCCAAGACCACTGTAGCCACTAAAACCACTGAAACCGCTGTAGCCTGATGTACCACTAAATCCACTGTAACCAGATGCGCCGGTTGTTCCTGATACGCCGTTTGAACCACTGTAGCCACTAAAGCCACTGTAGCCTGAGTTACCAGTTGGGCCAGTTGATCCATTGATACCGCTGTAACCAGATGTACCAGATCCGCTGTAGCCAGAAAAGCCTGAGAAGCCAGAGATACCGCTGTTACCTGTTAAACCACTGTAGCCACTAAAGCCCGAGAAGCCACTATAGCCAGACACGCCAGATCCGCTATATCCAGATACACCAGACCCACTGTAACCACTGAATCCGCTGTAGCCTGATATACCACTGTAACCAGAGGTGCCTAAACCACTATATCCACTAAAGCCGCTAAAACCACTAAAACCAGATGCGCCGGTAGAAGATGTCCAGTAAAAGCCACTACCGTTCCATCCAAGATAAGTGCCAGACACACTTGGTGCGGCCATAAACACAGTGGAGCTTACACCGTTTTGGTAAGGGATTTGGCCTGATGTGCCACCCGATAGATTGCCTGCTGCCGCAGCGCCAGCTGCGGAGGCAAGCAGTGTTACTGCGCCGCTGGTGTTCTTAAAGTACATCTTGCCGTCGGTGATGTTAAGTGCCAGCTCACCGTTTACAAGGTTGCCTGCCGTCGGGGCAACCCCAGAGGTGGCGCTGTAGTACAACGAAATTGGTGTGTAGCCGGATTGGGCCATGTTTTATTCCTTTAGGTGCTCTAGTATTTCTTTTGGTTTTACAAAGCGATCGTTACTGTGTTCGGTGGCCTCCCACCATATAAACTGATTTTCTACTAAACATGATCGGTCTTTTAGTAGGTTAATATTTTCTGGGTGTCCAAATATCAGCGGATCAGATGGCCCCCATAATACGATGCCGGGTACTCCTTCATCCCAAGCTAAATGTTGAAAAAAACTATCTACTCCAATCCATGTCTTACATTGCCATAGTAATTCTCGCAAAGCTGGAATCGGTAAATTCTTTCTAAAATCTGGTACTAATTGCTTTTCACCCTCAACGCCAATTTGCACAACATGTATAGTTTTTTGCAATTCTTGTACAAGTTGTTCCCAATATGGATAGTTTTTTGGGTTTTCTTTATTTGTTCTTAGTTTTTGTGCATACGGGGAGATGATAATCATAAGTACATCTTCCGGTATGCTTTTTCTAAACTATCTTTCCACTTCCACTGGTCCATCTTCTTGTAGACGTTCCACGGGTCAAGATCACCAAACAGCTGCACTGCCTCTGCTATTGACCTACCGGGAACCACTTCAGGGTAACAACTAAAAACTTCAGCGTTAGGTATTGAAGGAAGTATGCGGCTGAATACAATATGGTCACCAAGGCCACAATTGAGAACCACAATGGTACGATCACGGTACTGCAAAATATTTCTAAAAATCTGTTCATCATGCTCATACATTTCCTTCCTTGTCTCGCTACGAATCCCTCCGTCAGGATTCTTCATGTGCCAGGTAATGGCGTTTGGTACTACTAAAATGCTATAACCTTTTTGTTGCAGCTGAAAAGTAAACAACGTCTCTTCTCTGTGCGCTACCCTAGATAGTCCTAAATTATAATCTGTTACACCAGCACGATATAAAAATGAACAGTGTAGATGATCAACTTCTTGGGCTACATTAAACTTGCCCCACTGGATGTTTGGTTCTGAATCAATGTTATCAATTCGTCCAGTTATGCCAGCGGTGTTTGGTATGTGTGGTGGTGTCCAAATATGACTACCCACAGCACCCAAATCGGGCCACATATCAATCCAACGATACAACTCTTCTAATACATTTGGTTCTGGCACCGCGTCATCGTCAACGCGCCAAACCCAATCAAAACCCGCTAGGTTGGCTCGTTGGTGGATGTGGTGCTGACCTTTTTTGTCAGCGTACTGCCACTCCCATGCAATACCCTTAATATCTAACATCTGAAAAAAGTGCTGGTACAAAAACTCTTTTCGCATGTCCTGCGGCTCGTCATTGTCATCGTAGACAATCAGCTTATCAACCGGCTTGGATTGGTTAATGATGGCATTTAATACTAAGGGCAGTGTTGTGAAGTACCTACCCCGTGTTGCCACGGAACATAGTACTTTACTCATTGTCCCACCTGCAGATCATCAAGTTGCCCGGATTGCTCTGGTCTACTTGGCGCATTGCCGAGGAAATATTACCCTCAAAGTCGATGTACTCAAACGTAAATCCAGGGAAGTCTTTTTCAGTCAACCCATGCAGCTTGTGGTGCTCTCCCCAGAAGCCCTTTGGCTCGTTGTGAGGCACGGTAATTAAAAGGCGTTTGCAGTGCCCTTTTAGCCTCTCTACGAGCTCTAAACCGTTGTCTAGGTGCTCCACTACCTCGAACGCTATAATCGTGCTGTAGCGCCCCAAATCGAATGTATTAATGTCGGCGCGATAAAACGTTGCATTATCAGACCACTGTTGTTCTTTGGCTACGTTTATAATAATTGGGTCGTAGTCAAGGCCAATGTAGGCTTGCGTGTTTAAGAACTGGTAACCGTAGCCTGTAGAGCATCCAATCTCAAGCACCGAGCCCGGTAGTACGTTTTTCCCCGCCCATTCATATCTTTGGGTTTCACGGGGAAACACTGGATCACCTTTGAGGAATACTGCCCGCTCGTAGTTGTTTGACAGGCGCCAGCGGTACCAGTCTAAGTTGTATTCCTTTGCTAACCGAAGTTCGTTTAGCAAAAACTTGTTGCCCCAGTCTTGTACCAGCTGCGGGTCGTGCATCGTGCCCTCGGCCTTGTGGTAGATTGGAAACTGACCATTATCCCAGTTTGCGTCCATCGTAAACCCAGCATCTTGGGCTTTTAGGCAAAACTCAATGTCTTCGCAGCCACCGGTGCTGTATTCTTCGTTAAGGTAGCCAATCGTTTTAAACACCTTGGCGTCAATTAACACACAAAAGAACACCGCAAAACGGCGCTGGGTAATGGGTGAGAACTGTGTCCACACAGAGCAAATATCAGCACCACTGTCTAGCTTTTCAATCCAATCTGGCCCCAATAGCTGGGTGTCGTTGTTAAGGAGGATGATTTTGTCCCCCTTAGCCTTTTTAATGCCCCTGTTTGTAGCCACTGCAAACCCAGCGGGTGCCGGATCCCAAATAGCATCAAAGTGGGGTATTGCGCTTGCCAGATAGTTAATGTACTTATCTGTGTTATCTGTACACCCGTTGGCGCTGATAATCAGCTCTACATCGGTCAAGTCGGTGTACTTAATAATCGAGTCTACACACGGCTTTAAGTACTTCTCACAATTATTGTAAGTCGGTATTACAATGCTGTATTTCATGTTTTCCTTACGGGTTCGTACGAACCTATATTATATCATCTTACTACCACTAATACGCAAAAAAGTAAAAAATTGACTATTGTTTATCAAATAAATTTAAAAAATTTGACAGGTTTGACGAGATAAACCAGCCTGTGTTATTTCCAGAATTGGTGGAATAGTAAGCGTCCCACGCAGCACCGCCGGTAGCTTTGCTGTCTTGAATGTTTAAATAGTTGACAGATACTTGACCGCTTGTTTTACTAATAGTAGCTTGTGTTCCTGGTACTGTGCTATTCAATGTAACTAAATTACCAGCAGTACCGTTTACGTTAAAGTTGGTTACGTTAAGCTGCGTTGCAGTTGCCAATAAAGAAATAGTACAAGGCTGTGTTGTATTTGTCAGGGTTGTAATTGTGTTTGAGGCAGATGCTTGACCAATATTAAGCGTTCCAGTACCACCCATAGTAACTTGAGGAAATACTCCTATTGGAGCATTAAAAAACGTAGTAGCAGAGGTAGTAAATACAATGTTTGAGCCTGTTAAATTGTAAGTTGTATTAGTGTTTGAGCCAGAAAATCCTGAGCTTGAAGTACCGCCAGAAATAGTTACTGTGCTATTAGTTAAAGTTAATGTTTTAGTACCAGTGTTTTGAAAGTTAAATATTGCGCAGTTTAGTGCATATCCACCAGTGCTAAATGTTCCACCAGTAAATGTAAATTGCCCTGTGCTAACAGAAGATGTTAAAGTTAATGGCCCAACTAATGTCAAACTTCCTGCGGCTTGTTTTAATATATTAGTGTCTAATAAATAACCATTGCTAGTAAATGTTTGGCTATTTGTTGCTGAACCAAAAGTAAATCCGTATGTTGCGCTGTTTGCACCAAATCCTGTAGCGACCCCTGCTGCTGGCAATACAAGGTTTTGATAAATAACTGCGTTACCGGTACTAGCTGGAACTATTCCAAATGTGCCTGTAAAACCAGTAAAGTCTATTGTTTGATAGCCACGATTTCCATTAATTTGAAAGTTATCAGAACCAGCAGTAATGTAAAAGTTAAGTGCGTTTGCTTCTGTTTGTTGTTGGCTAGTTATAACTCTAGTACCTACTGAACCAGAATATGTACAATTAATTTTACTTGTGCCTGTGTAAGTAAATGGGGTAGATGCCGTACTAAGGTTTGACCAAATGGTAGCATTGTTGCTAGCTATATTAATTGTTCCTGTTCCAAATAAAATACTATGCGGGGCAGAAGTAATAGCTGTAAAAATTCCTGTAGTAAATGTTTTGTTATTTAAGTCTAATGTTCCGCTATTAAAAGCTAATGTTCTACTAGTACCCATTGTCATTGCGTCTTGAAGCTGGACTGTACAACTAGCTAGGCTAATAGTTCCAAAAGTAGTTACTGTTCCTGTTATAGAACTTGAATAAGTAAGTGTTGTATTAGATGATGAAGTTACAGTAAAAGTGCCGTTATATTCAGCTGGAACTACGTTTGCTACAGTAATTTTTGAGCCGACCGCAGGAAATGAAAATGCAGCAGAATAAGTTACTGTTACTGTACTACCATTGCCAGTAATAGCCGTAGGATTTACAGTTCCCCCAATATTAATTGGAAAATCAAGTGTGACGTTATTAGTAGTAATATTTTGCTGATTTAAACCAGAAAAAAGGTTAGTTACGTTTGTTCCAGCAGTTATTGTCATTCCAGAAGCTAAAGTGTAGTTTCCGTAAACATATAATGTTGAGTTTGCAACTGTATTAGTAGAGCCTGAACTAAATATTAAGTTTTTAATATAGCTACCATTATTAATGGTAATAGCATCACCTGATGCAGAAAAAGTAAAACTTACAGCACCAACTTCTCCTACGCTACCAGCCGTAGTTGAATGAGCTATTATTCTTGTTCCTGTAGAACCTGTATAAGTTAAATTAACTTGAGGTGTGCCAGTTAAAGTAAAGCCCGTAGCAGTCGCCATATTCCATACAGTAGCCGCATTGCCTGTAACTGTAATATTTCCAGTACCAAAAGCAATCGAACGAGTATTGGAGTTTGTTGAGCTAAAAATGTTACAGCTTAAAGTATAAGTGCTTAAACTGATTGCACCTGAAGTAAATGTAAATGTTCCTGTATTGCTAAAGTTTGCACCCAAATTAAAAGATACTGTTCCTGCTGATGGGTTTGCTAAAGTAACTGTTGTTACTGTATTAGTAGTAGTTACAGTAACTGCATAAGAAGCTCCTGCAATTCCAGAGTTAGTATCAAAAACAACTGTGTCACCAGTTGTAGGATTATTGGCAGTTGGTGTTCCGCCAGAGCTAGTAGCAAAGTGTGTATTACCTGTTGTTGACCAAGTACCTGCTCCAGTTACCCAATAGTATGTAGCCATTTATTATTCCTGAAACACAGGGTTATCTACAGGAGTGGTAATAATCTTGTACCACTTATCAAAACGGGCTTGCTTCATTGCCTCAATTTCTTCAGGCGTAAGCGTGTTGTCATCATCTAGGATTAGTGCATCACTAAATGTGTACCCGTTTTGTGTGATTGTGTAATCAATTATCATTATTGTTGCGCGGTTGCTACTGCGTCCCAAAAAGTATCTTGACTGTTATAAATGCAACCAATATATAAAACTTTACCCGCAACCGTTGTTACCGGCAACGTTACACCAACCGCGCGATACGCGCCACTGGTAGTTGTCCAAGTAAGTGCTTGTGCGGTTCCGTTATCTTTAATGCGAATAATTAATTTTTGTCCGTCTGTTGGAGTTCCAGAGGGAGTTGCAATTGTTGCCGAAGTTGCCAACGCGGTTACTTCGTATTGAGTAGCCGTGTTTGGAGTTGGTGTAATGGTTGTTGCGGTGGTAATGCTGGCGGTTAAAATTGTTGCAGGGAATCCTGAGTACCCGCTGTATCCTGACGTACCACTGTACCCAGAAACACCAGATCCAGAGTATCCAGAAATACCAGAGTAGCCAGAAATACCAGAGTAACCAGAAATACCAGAATAGCCAGAAACACCAGATCCAGAATAGCCAGAAACACCAGATCCAGAGTAGCCAGAAGTACCAGAGTATCCAGAAGTACCAGAATATCCAGAAGTACCAGAGTATCCAGAAACACCAGATCCAGAGTATCCAGAAATACCAGAGTAGCCAGAAATGCCAGAATAGCCAGAGATGCCAGAGTATCCGGAAACACCAGATCCAGAGTAGCCAGAAGTACCAGAGTATCCAGAAGTACCAGAATATCCAGAAGTACCAGAGTAGCCAGAGTATCCGGAAGTACCAGAGTATCCAGAGATGCCAGAGTAACCAGAAATGCCAGAATAGCCAGAAACACCAGATCCAGAATAGCCGGAAACACCAGATCCAGAGTAGCCAGAAGTACCAGAGTATCCAGAAGTACCAGAATATCCAGAAGTACCAGAGTAGCCAGAGTATCCGGAAGTACCAGAGATGCCAGAGTAACCAGAGTATCCAGAAATGCCAGAATAGCCAGAGATGCCAGAGTATCCGGAAACGCCAGATCCAGAATAGCCAGAAACACCAGACCCAGAATAACCAGAAACACCAGATCCAGAATAGCCAGAAGTACCAGAGTATCCAGAAATACCAGAATAGCCGCTAAAGCTAGAGTACCCAGAAATACCGCTGTACCCAGAATAGCCACTAAAGCTAGAGTATCCAGAAGTGCCAGAGTATCCAGAGATGCCAGAATAACCGCTGTATCCCGACACGCCGCTGCCGCTATAACCCGATACTCCGCTACCAGAGTAGCCAGAGTAGCCAGAAAAGCCGGATTTACCAGAATAGCCAGAGATGCCAGAGTAGCCACTAAAGCCAGAAATACCAGAGTATCCAGAAAAGCCTGAAGAACCAGAAACAGGACCGACAACCTCGGTTGATCCGTCGCTAAAATAAATGGTTAGGTTACCCGTTGTTGGGTCGTAAATAATGTTGGTAATTAATTTGCCGGGCGAGGCAGCATTGGCGATCTGGGAAACAGACGCCTGTTTTGTTACACCATTTTGTACTACAACCGTTTGCTCTATGCCGGTTAGGCTTGTTGCTACGGGTAGTTGCGTTATTGGTAAATTTGCCATTTATTTTATGTGTAAGTAAATGCTCCGTGCAACGTTGCTGTTCCGTAAGTGGAACTGGCAGAAACGTCAACAAGACCGGTTACAATATATGCGGGGGTGGTAGCTACAATTTGTGTTGGTGAATTTATTGTAAACGTTGCGTTTACTCCACCAAACTTGATGTTGGTGATGTTCACAAAATTAGAGCCATTAATTGTTACGCTTGTGCCACCAGCTTTAGGTCCAGTAATTGGACTAATGTTGTAGAGCGCTGGCGATAGTGGGGGTGGTGCGGATATATACTGACTGTTTAGGTTCAAGTCACCAGGAGCACCAGCTTGGCCGTACGGCGCACCCTCAATGTACAAGTTGTCATATTGTACGTTGGTGTTTGGGGCGCCTTGTTGGTCAATTAAATTTGGAGCAATTGCAATAGACACGTCAGGGCGCGGAAAACGTAATGCAATGTTTTCGGTTTGAAGCGCAGGCAAACGCCATGGGTCGAAGTTATCTAGGTCGTCCTTACACACCCGCATGCCAGGGAAGTTTGGATCTGGCATAAGGTCCACATAGGCGAACTTCCTATTGCAGCGGTCACAGACCGCTACAGATAGGACAGAGTTACCACGGGTGTCAAGGTAGACAGGCATTTAACTGCCTTAAGCGGTTAAACCGTCGTTCTTGATTAGCTTACCAGCAATGATAACGCCTGCAGCCACTGTAGTAGCTGTGCTTGTTACTAATTGCCACTGAATGTCAGTTTTTTCTACGTAAGCAAATGGATCGGATGACCTATTGGCTGTATAAATAGACACAAATGGTTGTTGTAAAACAGTTAACTGAACACCGTTTGTATTATTTTTAGCTTGCACTTTGTAAGTTACAATGTTGGCAGATGTGTAGCTATTTGAGGTATTAACTTCTGCTAAATCTAAATAGAAAGTATATCCAGCTGGTACAGTGTAAACTGTGCTTTGTGACTTTCCAATTCCAGCGTTAATTTGAGAAACAGTGTTGCTACTTTGTTTTAAAGTAATTGTTCCCACATTAGTTACTTGGCTTGTACCTGGTGATACTAGTATCATGCTGTTGACACGGAAATAACTATTAACTGTAGTTACCCCGGTTGTACCGTTTAAAGCTAATGTTTCTGAAATAATAGCAAAATTAGAATCTAATCCGGAAATAAAAACTTTTGCTGAAGTATTGTCAGAAGCAGAGGTACTTACTAGTGTTAGTGTTGAAGCTGTAGTAATGTAGGTATACGCAGTTGCGTTTTCCCAAACAGGAATAGCAGTATTACCAACCGCAGCTTGATATCCAAAAAGACTTAATGTCTGGTGGCCGGCAATTTGATTGCGTGAAACTTGCAAATCAAATGGCTCGTATGCACCTTGAACGCTTACAGAGCTAAAAGGGGATGGTACTGGTAATAAATTTGATACTAAGTTCGATGCCATAATTAATTTCCTTAAATGTTAAAGTAGGGGGATTGCTCCCCCTAGGCAATTAATTACGAGTTGGTGTAGCCAGAACCGATTGGTGTGATTGAACCATCAACGTTACGTGGTGTATAAGATACATCAAATGTGCCGTTCAAAGAACCACTTGTCAATGTAGTTACTGCAGCTGCTGTGAAAGTCAAAGTAGCGTCTAGTGTACCGATGTTGTTCAAGATTGCTGCAGTAGCTGCAGTAGCTGTTGGAACATAAGAAATAACACCGCCAGCTGCTGTTGGGGTAATTGTTCCAATAGTAGTAGTTGTATTAGCGCCAGTTGTTGGGTTAGTTTGGATGATTGCTACAGTGATAACACCACCTACCAAGCCGCCAGCTGCAACAGTTTGGAAAAAGCGAATGTTGCTGATAATTGCACCAGCTGGGATTACGTATGGTGTTGCTGTAGTTGTACCAACGTCAGCTGTTGTGAACAAAGTTGTTCCGGCTGTGGTTGTAGTGATTGGGTTAGTAATGAAGCTCTGTTGGTTTACAGATACTGCACCAGTGTTATCTGGAGCGATTGTGCCGTTGTTTGTTGGGTTATTGCGCTTGAATACGCGAATTGGGCCTGTGAATGTGCTTGACATTTTGATTCCTTATCTTAGTGGGTATCCCAAGCTGTCTCTAAGTCGTCTCGCCGGGAAGTTCAGCGGTCAGAATGGGATGATTCTTCCTATATTTACTAATACGCTATTTTGTTGCAAAGCGCCCTAAAAAACAAAAAAGCCACCTTGTGGGTGGCTTTTTTGGTATTGCAATGGTTTGGATTACAAACCAGGTGTGCCGTAGATGTTACGTGCATCGTGCCAACCGGTTGCGTATCGCTCAGTGGCCTTGTAGCGCATAGAATCAGTTTCGAAATCGCCTTCCATGGATTTTTCCATTGGACGACGCATAACGAGCATGAGACCATTCTCAGCATCAGTCTGAACCCACCAAGCCTTGCTAGAGGACAAACGTGTAACCACGTGTGTGCCTTTAGGCAACATGCCTGTTGATTTGATTGGGTTCAAATCGTTGTCAGCTGTACCAGAACGGAGAACAGACTTGAGGATAACCTCAGCTTGGAACTCGAGTGCTGGTGGAACAACTAACTGCTCTGCCTTCAGGCGGATACGCTTACCGTTGTTGTCAACAGCAGAGCGAATCTGAATCAACATCTGTTCAACAGAAGTTTGGCTCAAAGATGCAGCTGTAGATAACTGGTTAGAGTAAGAAGCGCCGTTAGCGATTGGGTGAGCTGTGTTGATCAAAGTAACGCCGTCGCCACCAACATAACCGCTTGTGAAAGCAAAGTTAAGGATGTTGGCGCAAAGAGTTTCTTTGGTTTCAATCATAGACTGAGCCAAGTGCTTAGCGAAGGTTGAACCGATACGGATGTGATCGCCGTCTTCCATCAAAACTTTGGTCAAGGCATAAGCCAAGCCATAGATTTGGTAGATGAAACGGGTGATGTACAGCGTACCACCTTGGTCGTAGCTAACTGGAGTGCCGTCAGGCATTGCAGGAGCTGCGTTCATACCATAAAGCATTACTTCTTCATGGTAGTTACGTGGAATACCTTGGATCTGTTCAACAAATCCCTTCCACTCGTCGGAGCGTTGTTCATAAACGCCATCAAAGACTTCGTTGATAATCGGTTCGACTACCGCACGAAAGTCGGTACTACGCATTGGGGTTGCCATTGCTTATCCTTTCGTATTAGACTGAAACAGACGCGGCTGCGAACTGGTTATTAGAAATCTGGACTTGAACGATTGTGTAAGCATCGCCCCACTGGTTTGTGTTACCAGCTGGGTATGCTACTTCACGTCCGAGACCAACCACGCGTACTTGACCTTGGTTACCTGAACCAACAGCAGTTGCAAGCAATGCTGTAGTAGAGAAACCAGCACCACCGTTACCGATAGCATAGCCGTCAGTTACAGTAGAACCTGTTGTTGTATCGAAGTTGTATTCAGTACCGATAGCTGAAGTAGCTACAGAACCGTTTACTTGTGCTTCGTATACGATTGCTGGATCAGAGAAAATCCAGAAAACGATGTTTGTAGAAGCATCGAGGGTTGTTTTAGCAGCGTATTTAGCTACTGAACGACGACCGTCAGAGTTGGTGTACTCTACGCCGTTGAACACGCCATATACTTTACCGCTAGAAGCAGTTTGGTTAGCGATTGTCAATTGGCCAGAAGATGTGATCGCTACAGGTTGAAACTCCCAGAAAGACTGACCGGAGCTCAAAGAGTAAGGAGCAGTGTATGTCACACCAGGAACAAAACTGTTAGTACCAACGAATGGTACTGCACGGTCAAGTCCGCTTGGGTGATATACAGGCTTCAGACCAAAGGGTTGAAATGTTGCGGACATTTATTTTCCTTTGTTGTTATTTTTGAAGAATGTTATGAAAAGCGAATATTACTATTTGCCTTGGCGGTTTCTTTTTCCATTTCCAAAATTCCACCTTCAAGAATTGAACGACCACCTTTGCCTTCTTGAGCAGTGCTCCGAACTTGCGCGGTGATATTACGTTGGTGCTCAAGGGGATCCTCAAGGTGCAACATTTTCATCACTTCTTGATAGATTTCTTCTGGTAACTTGAAGAGAACCATTTCGTTACAGCTAACACAGCCTTCAAACTTGCCCGAGCTCATCTTGCCTAAGTTTTCAAAGCCTTTTCCTAATTCCGAGGCTTTCACTGGCTCATATCCCAATGCTAATCGTTTGTCGATACTGTCATAATTATTTGTGGTGGATAACCAGCACAAATGGAATCCGGGAATAATCCCGCCTGGCAAGTCCGGTAACGCCGAATTTTGCCATTTATCGCGGAACGCAGCTACACGCTCCTTTTTTGCTAATGCGTCTGGATCATTATTAGAGATCCGTTCTTTTGTTGCGGTAACTCGATCGGCTAAGCGATCATCTAAGTCACGTTTAATTCTTGTATTTGCCATGATAATTAACCTTTATTTGCACGATCATACGACGCATATGCGCGGATCATTTTGTTTCGTTTTTCTACATCATCCCATGCGCCAGCGTCTTTAATTGCTTGTACGCGGTCACGACTTAACGTGATGGTTCCAGGTTTTGCGCTAGTAGTGCTAGCGGTACGCCCTGATGTGGATGTATTTGCTCGTTTCACAGAGCCTCCTTTGGAAGTGTATCTGTGTGGCAAACGATTTTGTAGGCGACTGTCTAGCTCATCCCAATACTCAGGATCACTTGGATCCCAACCATCAGCTGCTAGTTCTTGGTCAATTACTTTGGCAATTCTACTATCTGTATCTCGAGCTTGTGGGTCATACCAAGAGTTCTTTTTAAGCCATTTTGTGGCGTTTTGTTGAACTTCGGTTGTAATCGGGTTTGGCACGTTTTGTTTTGGTGCTTTGGCCTGCTCGACTTGTTGTTTTTTATAATACTGAACTTGTTGCAGACGTTGTTTAGCGTCTGTTAACTGTTCTAGGTATTCCATTTGAGCGTTTACATCACCAGCTTGCGCGGCTTGTACCATCTTCATTTTAGCGTATTCAACACGGGTAGCTTCGTCTTCAATAGACTTGTCTAACTGTGCAAATTGATAAGATACCGCAGTACTTTCTACTTTAGCCAGGCGTTCTGCCAGTTCTGCATTACGGCGCTCAAGTGCTGTAATCTTGTTCTTTGCTGATATTTCACGTTGCTTCTTTAGCTCTTTTTTGAGCTTACGTTCTTCTCTGCGAGCCTCACGAATTGCTTCACGCTCTTCGTCGTTTTCACCCTCTTCAGCGGCTTCGTCGTCTTCACGCTCTTCTTCGCTTCGAGTGTCTTCTTCTTTTTCTTCTACATGACCACCTTCTTCGTGGTCTTCAATCTCTTCTGGCAGCTCTACTTTAGCTACCAAAGAGCCGTCTTCCAATTCTTTCATTGGAACGTGTTCTTCGTCTTTCTTTGCCATTCTCTACTTTCTACAAAGTTATTAGTCTACAAACGCTTTCATTTTTTGTGCTGCCTCGAATGTTTTGATTCGAGATATGACTTCACGGGCTTGCAGTGTAATAAACACCACTGGGGCACCTTCGTCGTCAGGTTGCACAACAAAACGATCACCGCCGTACTTGATAGTGCGAACTAAATCGCCAACATTACACCAAGGGCCTTCTGGCCATGGGGTTAAATCGTCTGGGCTCTTATATGCTAAGGGACCAATGCCACGTACTTTAGCTACTGTTTCGTTAAACTTGAGAGTTTGTCTGGTTTCTTCTACCAAGAAGATACCGCCTTTACTTGTTAGCTTTTCACGGCGCAATTGCACCAATACTCGGTCTCCAAGAATTTCTACACCAGGATCTACATCGGGAAAACACTCTGCTTCTGTTCGTGTATCCGGTTCGTCCTTTTCTTTAATATCAATCACCGTACGGTAATCCCTTTCTGAATCTTACGATTCTTCGTCGTCGTTTTCTGTCAAAATTTCGTCTATAATATCTAAAGTTAACTGCAAACCTTGGATAATACCAACGTGTTGCTTATAATCATCAAACGAGTTGATGTTAGAACCCGCGGTGACAGCTTCCGCTTGATTTTCTATCTCAGTCCTTACGCGACCGATAATTTCACTGATAAAGTCCTTCATATTCTTACTAATACGCTGTGGCGGATAAATCCGCCCCAAAGATTAATAAAAATTGCCGCCGCCGATTTCGTTGAGGTTTTTATCTGGTCCAACTTTTGGTGACTTAGCCATCTTGTTTTGATTCAAAACGGCGTTGTTAGCACGTTTGGAGCCAGAAGCGCCTTTGTCAATAGTTGTTTCGCCAGGGCCACCAGCGTAGCCAGGAGTGCCGGTCATCTTGTAGGTCTTTTTGAAACCTAACTCGCCGCCGTTTTGTTTTTTAGTTGCCATTATTGTCCTTCAGTAGGTGTTTGTGGTTGTGCTGCTTGTTGTTGCTGCATTTGGTCCATTTGTTGAGCATGTTGTTCTTGGGCTTGTTGCAAACCCTGTTGATGCTGCTGGTCCTGTTGCTGCAACTCCATTTGGTGTTGCTGATCTGCTTGTGCCAGACCTTGTTGATGCTGTTGTTGAGCCTGTTGGGCTTCAATTTGTTGTTGAACTTGATTTGCTTGTTGCTCAAACGCTTGTTGTTGGATTGCTAAGCCATGCTGACGAATGTCTTGGTTAGATGCTTGGATAGCTTCCATTGCAGATTGGTCTTGTTCGGCTTCAAGTTGAGTTTGGAGCTGATCCATTGCTGCGCCAGCGGTAATAGTAGCAATACGCTCTTTTGCCGCGTTGTTGATGTTAGCCATAGCAATATCAGTTGCATTGCGTTGGTTATCAATGCTTGTTTGGGTGCTATATTTAGCTTGAAGCTCTTGAACTTTTTGCTGCAACTCAGCAATTTTAACTTGATAGTCTTGTTGCATAGCTTGAGTATCAAGCTGCATCTTAGACTGGGCTTCTTGCATTTTACGTTGTGTCTCAGCTGTCTGAGTCTTAACAATTGCCGCAGCGGTTGGGTCAGACATAAGAGCTGTTTGCTGTTGTTGCTGTTGAGCTTGGGCAACTTTTTGGGCTAGACCTTGAATTTGTTGTAAGAATGGTCCAATAGTTTGCTGTGCATCTTGGCCAACCATTTGTGATGCCATTGCCAAGGCTTGTTGTGCTTCTTGGTCTAGTGGCGCTTCTTGATGCAACTTAAGGATGTCTTCACCACCAGCAGCATGCGCAACATAGCCACGCATAGATTGTAAATAGTGCAGTGTTAAGTGCTGCTTGATATGCTCAAGTGCATGAGGAGCAAACACTGGTCCAATTAATGGGTTACCACCGTACGCAGGATTCATTGCATACTCTAAGTGAATCTTAAGGTGGGCAATATGGTCCTGGTCGGGGTAGGCAGCAGCGGGTCGTCCCATCGTCATAGAGACATTCTCTAAGGCCGGATTGGATTCGTTGGCGCCTTGTGGGTTTGGCAATACTTCTTCCATTTCCGGAACTTTTAATTGCTTGAGTACACGCTTATATACTGCGCGCATATCAAACATTCCTGGAGGCGCAGAGCCCGCCATTTGTAACAGTGCTTGATTCTGAGCAAGACGTTGTGTCTCAGAAAAAATGTTGGGATCGGATACTGGACGAACGTCTGAGTTGTATGCAAAGTCACGTACTTCAATCTCAGTGCCAGACTGGTTGTCCATATCTTGCAAGTACCAATGATTGATACGGGAAATAATGGCCAGTGATTTTTCTTGGCTGCGATGCAGGCGAGCGTGAATACTAGAGAATACTTTAGCGCCCTGCTCAATCAGAGCTTGGGTTGTGCCCACTGGCATCTGACTGTTAGCGTCAGCAATCTTTTCTTCTGCGGTAGTAACCACGCCTTTAGCTGCTTGAGTTAACCAACCTAGTAAATCAAACAATACGCTAGATGGTGGATTGAATGGCATTGGCATGGCGATCTGACGAATGTCAGTTACACCGGCGCCAGCTTCTACTTCAATTACTTGGGTAGGTTCAATTCGATCAGACTGTCCAGACACGCGTCCAGTTTTGAGCTTAAGCATTGTCTGAGAGTTGTTGATATGAGCAGCATCAAGCAGAGCACGTAAAGCACCAGTGAGAGCAGCAGACAAGCCGCCAATAAGATGGGGGAGACCAATAGCATAAGCACCACGCCAAGGGATGAATTTAAACTCAACCATCCAGTCCAGTTTTTCGCGCTTCTCATCGTTTGCATCCCAGTTGCGGTAGAGTGATAATACTTTGCTTGTTGATTCGTCAATAGTCAGAATGTATGGGGCGCGTTTACCTTCGGTCTCTGGATCTTCATCCAGTCGCATAAAGCAAGTAATCTCATAAACTCTACGTAATTCGTCAATATTTTTTGAAGGCATATCAATACCCTCAATTTTATCGTTTGCTGCTTTACTACGTGTTTGGTCGTTTAGCGGCGCGTCAGATGTATAATCTAAATTATCTAAGTCACGGTACAAACCAGCATCAATACGTTTTAGGTACTCATCGCCAGTAATGTCTTGTTGCTCAGTAACACGCTGCGCTGTGTAAAAGTTGGTTGATGCGTAAGGTAGGATGATGTTGTCAATTGGTACCCACTCGCACGTTGGGCGAGCTTGCTCATCATCATACATCCACTTGAGGTACTGTGAACCACCAAGTGGCAACTGAGTAAACAGTTGTTCCATCTCATCGCGGAACTCAGGAACTTGCTGTGTTAACTGCCAGTTAAGGAAGTCTACTTTTCGTTCAGCAACTTCTTCTTTTGCTTTGTCGTCGTTTCCTTTGATGTTGGATTTGACGATGCCGTCTGACGGTAATAGCTCTTTGGACGCAGAGGCTGCGAAGTCAACGCAAGCCTCGGCCATGACGGGATGAACAACTTTAGAAGCGCCGTCGAAAGTAGCACCACCAGGAGCGTCCTTACCAAGGCCGGTCCTACGAAGTCCCTCTTCATATTGTTTGTCTCGTTGTTTACGAGCTTCTTTATCTACGTCAATGTAGTCCAGATACTCATTTGCTAAAGTGTCTAATGTTCCTTCATCAAACTCTTCTGCAAGGTTTGCATAAAACTCTGGATTCTTAAGTGGGCTTGATTTTTCTACGTAGTTTACCACCACGGAACCATCATCAAGCTCAATGACTTCTTGCTCTACTTCGTCTGAATCTAATCCAAGTATGTCTTCATACTCTTCCATGTCAGCGTCTTGCTGCTTTGCGTCCTTGACTTCGCTTTCGCGATCAAGGCCAGGCAAATTGCCGCCAGCTTGGATGGGAAATTGTGGTTGTGCCATAGATTATTTTATTTGGAATTTGGTGGGCGGGGAATCAGCCCTTATTTTAACTAATACGCTATTTTAGGCGTATCCGCCCTATTGGGCATACGGATTAACAAATCTCTTATTTCTATCATCGTCAGCGTAGTCATAATCACGGGCTGGTAGATAGTCTAACTGTAGCCAATTGTCGTCCCTAAGTATCCGTAATGCCTGTGAAAGGGAGTCTACGTAGTCATCATGCCCTCCCATTTCAGGAAACGAGCAGACTTGGCGTAAAAAACGCTTAGCCCAGTCGGCAAACTCTCCAGGTTTCTTAGGATCTTCTGGAATGAAGATTTTTCCTTTGGCTACCAAAGGAGCTACGATGTTTAATCGCTGGACTTTGTCTGCCCTGCCCGGATTGTATCCTTGAACGGGTACTCCAGCGCCTCTAAGCTCTTGGATCAGTGAAATACCGGCTGATTTATCTTCCATCAGTATTAAATCCGCTTTTTTACCTTTTCCAAAATCATTATCTGAGCCATAAACAACTTCTTTAAAGTCATTAACTACTTTACGGCGTAATTCTGGGTAAGACAGGTGTTCATCCCAAGAATCTAACAACATTGCGCATGTACCACCGTCAGTTTGCTCAAACACGCCCCATACTGTGCATGCTGTTGGGTCGTTGTGTGTTTTTTCGCTGGTCGCTGGGTCGTAACTGGCAAGAACATACTCTAACACTGGGGTAGGTTTGTCAGCAGGCCACATTTTAAATTGCTTACGTTTGATAATGCCTGATGACTCGGGGTCAAGAATCTCACCATAGATCTCTTGGCGACCAATGTCGGTGCCATCATACGTCTCTAGCTGTTTGAAGAACGTTTCTGACAGGTTTTCTCTGTTGTCGAACGATGACGCGTTGACAACGTAGACGTCGCCCCCAACTTTGCCTTCGTTAAGGTCAACGATGAGCTCGCGTGGCTTGGGGGTGGTGGTGATGATCTGCTGGACACGGGGGATTCTAGGATCCTTAAGTCGCAAAGTGAACTGTACACCATCGTATGCGTCGTCAAGATAGTCGAAGGCGCACAGCTCGTCAAACCAAGCTCCGTGGTATTGCTTACCACGATATCGTTCTGGTTCGGATGCTGGAATCCCTTGAATGATTGATCCGTTGATGAGGGTAATTTCAAAGAGGGACTTGTTGTAATCTCGTATAAGGCTCTTGGGTATGATATTGAGAAGACCGGAGTCTCCTTCGAAGCAAGTTGCACGAATATCATTAGAGGTTGGGGCGGTGACAAGCCAGCGAGTGCCGGGGAAGCGCCAAGCACGAATGCCAATCCAATGGCTAGCAGTGTGTGTCTTGCCAGAGCCGCGGCCTGCAAGCATAAGGAACGTGTCATACTCTCCATCTTCGGGTTCTTGTTGGTGTGCTAACGCTTGTTTAGCCCAAGTGATGCGCCATATTGCGGCGTCAAGCTCTGGTTTGGGCCAGTGTGGTCGATCGGCTGCGAACTTGATCAGTTCTTTTTTATCTTCGGGTGTTAAAGGCATGCAATAAATCCTTCTTCTACCAACATCGTGCTATCGTCGCCATCTAATTCGATGTGAACGCACGCCTGTGGTGTAATTTCTTCAATTTTGGTAATCATTCTCCAGTTTTGTCGCACTTTGATTGGCGCTGGGGTCTGATGTTCCATGAGTTTTAATTTTGTTTTGATGTAGACCGTGTATCCTGATAATGGATTGGGTCCCTCAAGTAAAGTTTTACAGCCAAGCGTCTCAGCAAGGTACTGAATTTGTTTGACTGTTGGTAAATGTTTGGAGCTAAACTGAAATCTATCTAACTTTTGGTTATATTGATTTGGTTTTCCATACATAATCCCACTAAGCAGCTCAAGACGTTGCTCTGGGCTGGCTAACAGGTAGTTGTTTGGGATTTTGTATGGCACATTGGGCGCCAAGTGCGACATGACAGTTGGCTTTGTGCTGTACACCCGGCGTTTTTTGATGGGATCACGCCAAGATGTTGGTATATAGCCGTAGTCTTTTAGTTTTTCCACAATAAAATCAAAGTGTTTCTCTGGAATTTTTATGGTTCCGTCTTTTCTTTTAGAGAAAAACCACAACCCAAACACAAACGGCGGCACTGGCAGGTCTTTATGGGGCAGTTCTAACGGTCCAGCGGTCGGTACGCTGTACATAAGCCTACCGTGCTTGTTAATCAGTTCCATTTCAGACAGCGTTCCAAGGGAGAGATTGGATAGCGGCCTGCGAAATTGGAATTTGCCTTTGTATTCCCAAGTCCTTTTGCGGTACTTTGGCGTTTCAATTGGCAATTTGAGGTCTTTATCCCCAGCCACTGAGGTTCCATCTAGGAACGTGACTCGGTAACATGCGCGTTTGTCCAGGGGGTGGACGAGCTTTACCCGGACCTTGCGGCCCAGTCTGTCAAATACAATGTCACCCGGTCTGATGTCCTGCGCTATTTTCCAATAGTCAAGGGTTAACACCTTTTGTGTTGCCAATATTGCCATGAAAGTTTTCCAATACCCACTTATCTAGGTATTTGCCTAATAGCAGTCTAATTTTGTTAATGACGCCATTGGGTAGTTTTTGGATAACCAAGGCGCCGTCTGTTAGTTTTAGACGAAAAGCTAAGTACTTAGCTGTCTCTTTATCTAAAACCTCAATTGGTACGTCTACTGAATCAAAATTGTGCAGGTCACACACCAGCACTCGTAACCCTAGTAGGTTTTGGTTGCTGTCTTCCAGTGCGCCTTGGATTTGGTAAACGTACTTGTTCATACTCCTACTAATACGCACAATGCTGCATTTTGGCCTATATAACTAAAAATCATATTAACGGCCGGTCTATATAACTAAAAGTAATCACTATCCACAGTATCCATAGTATCCAGGGTCTAAACGACTATTACCCTATATATCTTTTTATCTTTTTTAAAAAAAAATAAAAAAAAGTAAAACTACTGTGGATACTGTGGATCGTAAGTATAATGTTCTTTAAAATCAACGGGTTATCGTGCCACCATACAAAATTGTACCCTGGCAAATATCCAGGATGCAGTGCAGCATTTTTGTCTATATAACAAAAAATAATAAAAAATTATACAAACTTGAGCTTTGACCTGGGGCCTCCGCCCGGCCCCCTGGGTACCTGCTCACGGGGTGTCGACTTGGCAAAAAGGGGACCCTGCGCCACAAAGGAGGGCCACCACAATGCGGAACGCCATCTCACAATGTGGAACAGCCCCTCGCGCCCCACGCTGGCACTCACCCACCCTGACTGCTAGTAATGGGGACAGAGTGGACGCGGGCCCCAGCGTGCTGGCCCAGCTAATAACCACACTGGCAGTATGGGTATTGCTTGACGCTGAGCTGGCAGTGTGCTAGGGACGGCAGGCTGGTGGGGTGGTGGAGTGGGCGCGGTGGTGCAGTGTGGTGGTGTGGCTGAGTGGTACGCGCACGCGAGAGCCTGAGAGGGTGGGTGGACGTGAGGTGGCGATATTGCCCGATAGCGAATCCCCAGCAATGCCCCTAATCGGGCCATAGAGACGCGATCGCTATCAGGTGATACTTACCCCTCAACTCTCTGAGATCTCTAGTATTCCAGTAACCACGGGGGTTAGCTGTCCGTTTTCCAGTGACCAAATTATGTTAGTGCACACTCCGAATTATTTCACATCGTGGAATCAAAATGCGTATATCTGTGACTATAATGGAGTCTGTTGTAAGGCAGTCAGGTGATTAGGAGCGGTGCCACAGTTCAGCGTGTCATGCAGTAACTAAGCGAAGAGCCCACTAGCCGAGCGATCGACTCACTGGCGTTACCAGTGCAAGGTGACTAAGTACCAGCCTTGTAAAACGTGTGGCAGATCAGGTGCATAGGTGCCTGTGAGCTCCGCCTAGACAGTGGATGGAGCTCTAAAGAAGTACCAGCGGGGTAGGGTGTCCCAACAGCTGGCAGATAGTAGTGCTCAGAGCGCATTGCAATGCAGTGCTCTCGAGGCAGTACTAACCAATCAATAGGAGAATCACTATGACTAAATACATCGCCAAAGACGGTACAGAGTTTGATAACGCAGAAGATTGCCAAGGTTATGACGACTGGCAAGATGAGCTCTATCAAACTGCCAAAGACGAGGCACGATGGATTGACAACGGATGCCAGTGGGATGCTGGATATTAAGATCGAAACAGCCTCACGGCTGTCTACCAGTTAGGCTGGTACTGATGAGATCAATTAACTAAAGGAGCTATCACCATGGCAACATCAACTCAAACACGCGGTCACTGCCAGTGCTGTGGACGTCAGCAGGCAGTACGCGGCGGCATCTCAGCTCACGGCTACACAGTAGCTAACGGCTGGTTCCAAGGCGTATGTCAAGGTCACCGCTACGCACCGCTTGAAAAGCGTCGTACTGAGACTGACAGCATGATCGCTGATGTATTAAAACAAGCCCACGACCTGCGCATCAAGGCAGAAGAGACACTGGCAGGCATGCACGACCCAGTCGAGTACAAGACTGGCTACATGAAGATGGTAGACGGCAAGCGCGTAGCAGAAGTGGCATTGTTTGCCGATGCGCCTGAGTATCGCCAACAAGACATTCGTAAGCATGAGGCTTACCTGATGACGTACCGTGCTAAGGCTGGTGAAGACTTCGCTAAGATGATGAGCGCACTGGCTGACAAGGTGCACGGCACTGAGCTGGCAGTAGTAGCTAAGCCAGTACCAGCCGAGCGCATTCAGGCTGGTGACAAGCGCGTCAACGCCAAGGGGTTAGTGATGACAGCAGTACAGCAAGACGGACAGCGCTTGTGGTTCAACTACACGCAAGAGAGTACTGGCAGGGTGTTAAAATCTTGGATGTCACCGCGCTCTTGGCGCACTTTACAAACCGCATAAGGAGGCAACATGACCAACAAACGATACAGAGCAACGTACACAGACCCCATAGACGGGGCTGTGACGCATTACTGGGAGTTCACTGACAACAACCTACGCCAAGCTACTAAACGCGCCAAGGACGGCGTCCTGCAACGTAACGACGGCTATACTGATGTACTACATAAACTTGAGGAGCTAACATGACCAAAGATCTACCACTATCCGAAGTACTTGAAGAGCTAGAGAGACGCTACGGCGTTGACGAGCTTGAGCAGACCGACGCAGAGATTGAGTGGGCCATGCTGATGGACGAACTACACCATAACCAATAAGGAGCTACACCATGGCATACATGAACCAAGACAAGAAGAAGATCATCAAGGCTAACCTAGACAAGGTGCTCAAACCACTGGGCATCAAGTACAGCCTGCGCGTGCAGGATCACATGAGCATCACCTGCACCCTACGCAGTGGCCCAGTGGACTTCATGGAGAACTTCAAGCAGACCACTGGCAAAGACTTTGACTTGCACGTACGCAACCACATCCAAGTGAACCCGTACTGGTACGAAGATCACTTCACACACCGCCCTCAGCGCGTGATCGGTGAGATCATTGACGCGCTTAAGAGCGCGGACTACTATGACAAGTCGGACGCGCAGGTGGACTACTTTGACACCGCGTACTACTTTCACCTGAACGTAGGCGACTGGGATAAACCATACGAGCTCACTCAGTGAGCCAGTGACCCAGTATAATAGACACATCAACACAACGGAGATTTTATGAGCCAACTATTCCCAGTAATTGACATCGAGTTCAACAAGCGCAAGCCATCACGTGCAGTCATCATGCGCACGCTTGCTGAGTACCTAAAGCAGGGTGGCAAGTCGTTCTGCATCACGTGGGGTGAGAACTGCATCGAGCTGGACTACCACCCTAACCACGAGCAGTGGTACGGTCGTGGCTGGATCAAGGAGCTGAGCGGTGACAACATCGCCAAGGAGCTCAACGAGATCCGCAAGCAGGCTATTGCGCATACTAATAAGTTTATTAAAGACCACTTTAAATTTATTCATATCAAATAGGAGGATGTATGGTAAAAGGTTTTGATATATTCCTGACACAACGCCAAGCGTTGTTGATGGAAAATGCGCTCAGAGCGCATATTAAAGAGCTCACTGAGCTCGCAGACTGCGCCAATGCGCGTGGTGATAGTGAGTTGGCTGTCGAGCTCTCGAGCTCAGCCAATGTAGTACGCAACACTTTGGCTCAGGTCAAAGATGGTTTATATAATTTATTTCTGAAACAGGAGGCAGTATGAAAAGAGCTTTTCGCAACGCGTTCAACGCGCTCAAAAAACAAGGCGTAGCGGTACGTGAGTACCACGACGACCAGCCTAATTTTTGGATTAGTGCTGAGGACGGTCACGACTTCTGTGACTACTATGACGGGCACATGATCCCTGACTGGGAGTTCGGCGTGTCACCAGTGATTACTGAGACACTGCGCAAGTATAATTTATTCGCTGAATGGCAGAACCCTGCCCAGCTAACTGTATGGGAGGCTTAACATGAGATCACTTAACGCAATTTGTAGGGCACGTGACGAGGCACGCTACGTGTCACGGACTTGGTCCAAACAACCCAGCGCACCTGACGTGCCATGGGAGCCAGTGTACGAGGTACCAGTCGAGTCACCTGACGACATGATTTTAGTGTGCCGACCCGATCCGACTACAATCAGTGGTGAGCGTGGCGTAGAGATGACACGTCGCCAGTACGAAGAGAACAAGGAGCAGTATCGCGAAGATCTACGCGTGCTCAGAGAAAGCAAGAAAGGACCAAAATGATTGACGTGTTTATCGCGGACGCTGACGCTCCGTTCACCTGCCCATACGATGGGGCTCAGACTGAGGCGGTCAGTGACAACGGCATCATATATGTGGAGCAGTGCCTGCACTGCAAGCAAACTATTAACTTTGAATTTGATGAGGAGTAACACCATGAGCTACGAGACTAAAGTATTTGCAATTGAACTGGCAACACACGAAGAGCCACGCCACTATGACTGGCATCAATTTTGGGCGCAGGACGCGCATGAGGCTGTAAGTATCGCGCGTGAGAAGTTTCCAAAGTGCGACATCCAGCAGGTATTTGTGGCAGTAAGCAATTGGGACACAGGAGATCAAGATGGCGACATTTAAACCAGTAACCAGTAATGACAGAGACAGCCAATTTGGCGCGATTTGGCGTGCCCTAGAGGCGTATCGCGAGGACTGCATACCTGAGGGTCAAGATCCCCAGTACGACGCAGAGTGGAGCGATATATGCACCGTGATGGCATGGTGGCAGGAAGACCTAGAACAACTTGATAATCAGGAGTAATACTATGAACTTTAAAATGAGAAAGTTTTTAAATGAGCCAATGCCGTGCGACGGGTGCGTGCACGCAACCAAGTGCGCGACTGACAAGCTGGCGTGCTACGCCTTCGCGTTGTTCGTGCACACAGGCGACGCGCCTGAAAGCACACCGCGCAAGCCAACACGCAGGACGTACGCACGCGTTATGTGGTTTGAGGACGCAAGCCTGATACGCGAGATCAACAAAACAATGCACGAATCAGTCGTGGTATAATTTTAGAAAACACACAAAGGAGAATTAAATTGATTACAGATAACATGATCGACGACTTAGGAATCATTAACCAGCAGATCGCTGAGCTCGAATCTACAGCTCGTAAGCTCAAGGCTGAGCTCATTGCTCGCGGTGTAGGTAAGTACCAAGGAATGGACTTCATTGCCGAGGTGCAACACTACGACCGAGCCAGCATTGACCCTAAATTAGTTCGCGAGTTTTGCGACGTGACTACTGTGGCTAAGGTCACAGCAATTAAGGCAGTGGACGCAGTCGTCGTGCGCAAGGTGTCAGCATGAAGATCAACACTAACCGCTTTGAGTTAAACCTCGACGCGGAGGAGTTCCTAGCTATCAAGCGTGCGCTTTACTGGTACGCTGACAAGCTGACCAACGCGGAGCGCTCACGCGGCCGCGACGACGGCGAGTGGGACGTGGTGATGTACTTGCAGGACAAGCTGGGCAACCAGCTCAAGCGCGAGGCATTCATACCATGAGCCAATATCGTTACGTCCTCATGGATGAGTTTGGAGGGGCCTGCAGGAAGTTTGTATCAAAGCTGGAGGCTACCCCCTACCTAACCAATGGTATGAGCTTGGTGACACTACCGCGCGAGCCTAAAGCAAACCCGTACCAAGTCGCAGTAGCCATACTGCAGGAGGCACCATTTTGAGCGGACATCACGGGCATAAACCATCGAAAGGACACAAGGTGCAATTTATCGTCGGAGTATCGTTACTAATAGCCGCGGCACAACTGCTTTACGTGGCTTACAAGGGCTTTCCAGTGTTGTTTGCCAAGATAGGTTATAGGGGCATGGTGGCACTGGCTGGATTTATTGTGTTGTGTTTTTTCTTTCCACAGCTGTGGCCATTGCTAATAGCCGCGGCCGTGGCAACAACTCTTATATGGATGGACTCATAATGAACGACTTTTTAACTGACTACCTGCAGTCACTGTACGGCATACCAGTGCTGGACTCGGCAGAGGAGTACGAGCTGTCACGTCGCATTCAGCAAGGTGACGAGCAGGCACTGGACAGGCTAGTGACGCACAACCTGCGCTTTGTGGTGTACACGGTGCGCAAGCTGACCGCGTGGAACCACTCACGCACGCCTCAGGAGGACTTGATTGGCATGGGCAACGAGGCGCTCATCAAGGCGGCACGTCAGTGGGTGCCAAAGAACGGCGCCAAGTTCGCGACCTTTGCCAAGCGGTTTATCCTGCGTGGGGTAGAGCGTGGGCAGGACGACGAGGAGAACCTAGTTCGCATACCGATTAAGGTGCGCGAAGAGATACGCAAGATGACGTACACCGAGCGTGCACTGACTCAGACCCTA